ACCTTTCATAAAACGTGGTTCCTCCTTTGTACAACCGATTCAAAATACGTAAATCCCATTCACATCCTGTACCAGTCCTTTTTCTAGATCCATCCAATAATTCAATCCTAGTAAATCCCATGTGTTTTGCCATTAATTTTAATAGGCGAAACATAAGTGTGTGATCTATGACGGTGCAGGTAGTACCAGGTTCATCATAATACGAATTGATAAACAATGCACCGTCGCGTTCAAATACTTCAATGCATGCATTCTCTTTATCATATGGATCGCCTCTAGTAATCCCTGTCGTAAAAATACTACGGTTACCTATAATCAGGAGGATAGGTGGATACCCATTTAAATAGACTTGATACTGACGTTTTTCTGGTTTAAGAAAAAGACTTTCTAATGTTTCCATACTTTACGTCTCGTTTTTCGTCTGCGCCTACGGGTACGTCCACCACTAAATTCATCTAAATCAGGTTCAAGCAATAAGATTTGTTCCGATGTTATTTCTGAAGTAATATCTATTAAAAAAGTACGTAAAACTTTGTGCATATGAGGTTTAATAAGTTTATGGGGTTCATCCTGTTTCAATGCTCTTACAAAATCGGGATCATCTTTTAAAGCTAATAATCCTTTCATTCGGTCAAACATTTCATTCGGTGTGCTTGGTATTTTTATAATAAAATCCTGGAATAGTCCAAACCCATACCAATCATAATAATGGTCCCTGTATTTTCCTAAATGGGGTAAAATACGAATGGCTTCTCGTTCAGGGGCGGAATCATGTGCGGTGTTATCTCTATATTTTATGAAATTTACAAAAAAAACCTGTGCCTCTTGATCCAATGCTACGAGGTGTTGTGTAATACGAATGGTTTCATCCATCGTACGAGATGGGATCGTTATGTGTGTATATTTTTTACGTGGATGTTCTTCATCTTCCAAGGCGCCATAAGGGACGTTGACATCTTTTTTTGTATAGTTAGGATAGTCATCTATAGATATTACACAAAGGGGATATTTATTGATCATTTCTAAAAAATAAGGAAAATCATGATAAAATGGGAGTTTGCCACTTCCATTCTTTGATCCAAAAGAAATATAAATACATCTATAAGAAGATAGATCCAATGTATCTAATTCGCTAGGTTCCAATGCAGCCATACCTTAACCGTAGGTTACTTTCCATCCATTCACGGTAAATCCTTCACCCTTGATTTTTTGATCAGCCTCTTCCAACAGAAGACACTGACGACCCATATCCACGTAGACCCAGTACGTGTTTCTTTCTTGCACAATCAAGGTTACGCAGTTGAGAAAGACCTCGTCAAAGGCATTTCGCACTTCTTCCGTGGTGGCAGGTCCTTCTAGGTAAAACCGAGATGTTCCGGGTTCCATCACGTACGCCATTAGTCATCTATGGCAAAAGATGTTTCAATTTTAGGTAACGGCGTTTGGTTTTTCGTCGCTTTCGTGTACCTGCAGTTTGTCCTTTGAGTGCTTGTAGTTGTCTCGTTGATAGTTCTCCTTCTCTAATCTCAATGACACATGTTAATAATACGTTTGATGCATACACTGGATCTATCCCCTCTAAGAATCCAGTAGGTGCTGAGAAATCACTATGCATTCTGGACAATACGTTAGGGTCTTTGTCTCCAGGAAATTTGTACCCTCTGTCTGAACTAATCATAAATGGTATTTTTACAAGACCTTTTGTTTTAGGTATATCTTCACACATTCGTTTAATGATCAACTGCGGATATCTATATCCACCCCATTCATAATAATCTTTTTGAAATGGACCTAAATTTCCAAATATGTCTACTATTTTTCCAATCATAGCATCATGTGCTGTTGGTGTAACAAATTTTATAAAGTTTACAAAAAACACGCGTTGTCTTGGGTTCAATAATTGTACTATTTGTTGGGTTAATTCTTCTGTTTTACGTTTGCTATATTCTACTTTCAATTGGTAATAATTCTTAGGTGTTTCTGTTTCAAGAGATAATCGTTGTGCCTCTCCATCAGATAAACTGTCTACTGGAAGAGTGACAAACGTATAAGAAGTATCTATATGTATCCGTTTTTTAAAAGCCGGATCTATGGCGATGCATAAATACCTTGAGGATAAATGTTTTAAAAAATAAGGATTAGATTGTTCAAAGTGAGGTTCACTTCCATCGTGTGATTTAGAACCAAAAGAAACATAGACACAATCATAACTAGGTATATCTAATGATTCTAACATATCTAATGCCGCCATACCTTACCCGTATATTTTTCATATACAATTTTGAAGGATTAATTCTATGTACATCGTCTCGCGTTTTTCACACATGGTATTGTAAGCGTATACGTTTACGTAATCTCCCTGACATACGGCTGCATATTCTTCTTCCGATGGATAATATTGATGTGTCAAATCATTTACACGGATCCACTCTGTAGTAATGGGTTTCACTCCTCGTTTTCTATTAATGTCTTTTGAAATCATTTGTTTGTTTCCCAATCTACATTTATCATATTGTAGATCATAATCGCTACTAAATGAAAATGGAACAATATGATCTACTTCATGTGGTAACAATTTTACTCTTTCTGGTACATTTTGCTGAAAGAATGCAGTAAGGGCGAACATTTCCAATAGAGTACGGTTTTTTCGGTCTTCTGTTGGTTGAATGGTAATAGATAACAAAAGTATCTCTTTTGTTTTCTCTCTGGTATAGGTAACGTCCAATGGCTGACGTTCTTGTATCATTTTTAAAAGTTTAGGTGTTTCGTGCCCTCCAGGTCTACCACTAAGTACATCATACGTTTTTAGTTTTTCATCAGGGCATAGATAATGATTCAACAATACAGTATACATCATTTCTTTGGTAGGTTCTCCATAGAGAATCATAGACAAACACGTTAATGCTGTATTTTTTTTCATTTGTGGTATTTTATGAAAACATATATGAAACATACTATCTAATACGTCTTGTAGAAATGCGCAGGCACGCATCACTTCATCTATAAATTCTTGTATTGGTTTTTTTGTAGTAAAATCTTTATACTTATTTTCAAACAATATAAACACAATATCTATTTCTTTTTTTGGTTTGACTAATTTCATAAAACTATATTTTTTAGAAAGTCCAATTTGTAAAGCCAATAATACTTCATACGTATTCAACGTGGTGATTTCTTCCTTCATTTGAAAACATTCTGATTCGTTCATGACATCGTAATATTCTTTTATGGTCGTTCTCAAATCATGGTAGTGTTTTGGTACATCTTCTGATTCATAGACAACGAATGCAGTAACACTTGCCAATAATTCTTGTTTTGTTAACACTTTACCACCCGTATTGATAGATTCATAAATTTCACACATTTCTTCATTAGATAAATTGTAATAATTTACATAAGCCACTTTAAGATTGAAGAAATCCCATGATTTTATGGTGGAAACCATATCTTCCCATATACTTTGATAGCTGATACCGTCTGAGTTATTTCCATTTGGAGCATCTGTCATGTGTTTAAATCGTTCATAGGTAAAATCTCTTTTTTTTCCATTTTCATCAATACCATGGACAAATGATTTCAATGGTATCTTTTTCAATATGTCTAATACTATAAATTCTGTTGGAATCGTCTCTGGTAAAAAGTCTAACGGTGCTTTACAAAATTCAACAATAGAGTTACCTCTGTTGTTCCCATCAAAGATACATCGTTTCTTATTCGGTTGTTCGTTCACGTACATGTTTTGTGTAGATCCACCGTGCCGTATCATGAAAAGGATAAACTTTGTCATGTCTTCATGTGACCATGTCAACTTTCTCTGAAGACGCGGTTTAATCAATATACCTGATTCGTAGTCACGAATGAAATCAGAGACAAACGCATGTTCAAACTTAAACGGAGTGAATGCCATGTTACCGTAATAACATCTAGACCTAATCAATTTTTCACCATTTAGATTTTTTTACCTGGATTTGCTGCACATTCTTCTTCTTTGCATTGGGATCGTACGTTGTATCCTCTTCCTCTGGTAAATTCTTGGATAATTCCCAGTACTCTTTGGATCCCAATTTGAACGTAGGATGCGGTTCAGCCTTGTACCAAAAGATTTGATCAGTGAGTTTGTTACTTTTAGAATTGTTATTGATCACGAGACATTCATAATTCTCCGTACATTGATCCATCACTTGACAGAAAGATTCAAACGTAGGGAACATACCGGCATAATTATCATAGATTCTCTTACGGTTCACCAAGTACGGTTCTCTCAAAATAAACACGTAGTCAATATTGGTACGCAAGTTAGGAGGTATACCAAGCGGGTACTGCATGGTAATGATGAGCATGATTTTCCAATGCCGACCGTTCATGAAAAGTAAACGCATCAATTTATCTTTAGTCCATCCATTATCGTAGAGACAATCATCTAGGATACAAAAGGCGCGTGGATCAATGTTACACTTTTTATACACTTGCATTTCTTTTTGAATTTGCTTCATACATTGCTTTTGGCGTTTCAAAATGTTCTCAATGATTCCTGTACTATATTCATCATGAATGAATAATTTAGGAATGTGTTCACTATAAAAGCAATTGCCAGCCTCTGTACCTGAAATCACTGTGCCAATGGGTATATCTTGTTGATAATACAGCAAATCTTTGACGAGGTAACTCTTTCCTGTATCACGACGACCGATGAGAACAATGACTGGACCTTTGTTTTCATTGGGACGAAAACTAATAGAACGCATATCAAATTTTTTCAACTCTAGCGTCATTTAGTATAAACGTATAAGGGAAATGTTGCGTTTAAACGTAAAAATTGATTTAAGTAAAAACTCTTTACAAGTACTATGGAGTTTTGTCAGGTATGCGAAAATATGCTTTTTCTGACGAATGTGGAAGAAAAGTTAATGTTTCAATGTAAAAAGTGTGGTTTTGAAAAAGATGCCACCTCTAACGTCGTCTGCTCTCTTTCGTTTCAGAAGAAGGAACAGCACACGAGTGTCATTCACAAGTATACCAAGCTGGATCCTACGTTACCTCGTATGAAACTAAAGTGTCCTCTAGAAACGTGTAAGAATCATCAGGAAGGAGACATTATTCAGGTCAGGTACAATGAGACGGAATTAAGTTATGCGTATCTGTGTCCAGAGTGTGATACCATATGGAAAATGGATAAAAATTGATATTAGAAATAATCTACCACTAGTATCAAATGAGTGACGATGAGGTTGAATATGAGGAAATAGAGGAAGAGAGTGACGTGGAAAGTTTAGAAGAAGAAGAGGAAGAACATGTGGAAACGTATTGTGTGGAAGATAATGATTATGAAGAGCCGGAAGAAATAGAAAGGATCTTGAAGCAGCCGAATTTTGTGGCTCAATCGCATCCGCAAGAACAAATGATTCCGTACGAGGAAGTGTTGGCCTTATGCACGATTCAGCGTGATGCAAATGGGGTCATTGTAGATCCACATCACACGAGTCTACCCTACTTGACAAAATATGAATATACGCGTTCTATAGGAATTCGTGCGACGCAAATAGAACAGGGAGCGCCGCTGTTCATTGAGACGGATTCTATAGATAGTTATTGGATAGCAAAGGAAGAGGTGCATCAAAAGAAGGTTCCGTTTATTTTCAAGCGGCCGTTGCCGAATGGACCGATAGAATATTGGAAGTTGGAAGATTTAGAAATATTGTTCTAATATATGACGAGGAGAAATAGACGTGGAGGAGGACCTTTTAGTAGTTTTTTTGGCACATCAACACCTGAGCCAGTACAGCCAGTCGCACAGCCAGTCGCTCAGCCAATGCCAGCTCAGCCAATGCCAGCTCAGACAATGCCAGCACAGCCAATGCCAGCACAGCCAATGCCAGCTCAGCCAATGCCAGCACAGCCAGATGGTAAGGAAATACCAGAAGCAGTGGTCTCATCAGAAGCACAAGTATTAACTGCACCTACACCAGAAGAAAAACGTTCAGGAAGTATGGCAATAGATAATGCGGTGAATCAATTATACCATTTAACCGATGAATACCAAAATTATCACATGCGTGCATTAATCAATGCCATTGGTATTTGTAACTCCACAGAAAAAGCGAGAAACAATGCAGCTGGTATTGGCAATTCTGTTTTGAATACTTTTCGGCGTGGTAATGAAGCTAAGCTTGAAATGACAGAATGTGGATCACAATGTAAAGAACGTTCTGAAAAAGTAAAGGCAGCACTAAAAGAGTTACTCAGAATAGGCGAAGGCAATGATGCGCTAGGCTACATTGGTTCAGGAAGAGTCGCTGTCAACAGCGTTGCCTATCTTGGTAACTCCGCTGCATCCCTTTTGAATAAGGGTAGGAGTTTATTTACACGAAACGCTCAGGCAGGAGGGCGCAGAACCAGACGTCGGTAGGCAGAACCTACGGTTCCGCACCTCCCTCATAATGGGTTGTAGGGCAAAGCCCTACCTTCCAGCTTCACCGGATAATATCATTATTTTCAATGGGGGTTGTAGGGGTCCCCCCTACTTTGGCAATGGTCAATTGTTTCGTAAATAAAAACTTTTCTACCGTTCGGTTACGTCTCTTCAAGTTACACGCCAAACAACTAATGAGTACATTGTTCGTGTTATGACCCATGGTATTATCTATGCGATCCAACGTCCACTGCTTCGGATCTCGCTTCCCGTACTCCATCAACACCTTGTCTTTACAGTAATAACAGGTATAGTCACACTCCTTTAGCATATGAGCCACTTCGTCACGTTTGATGCAGTGATATTCACTATAAATCTCAAACTTTTTGTCTTGAGATTTATAACCGTTTAATTTTTTAGCAATCATACAATGGGAAGTTAAAAATAAGACGCCTTTACGTACGCTTCTCCTTCTTTACGGCAATGTTTCAAACTACATTTTATGTTTTTATCCTTTAGCATTTCTTTCATGGTCATAGGATGACAATGTTTCATCACGCATTGCATGTATCTCTTCTTTGTAGCCATGTAACGTTTTTTTAGAGATGGTGTCCTAAACTTACCTCTCGTTTGATTACACCCTTTTGGTATTGTACAGATCCATCCCATACTTATGTGTTAGAAAAGCGCCGCAAGAGAATAAGCCTCATCTTCTTTGCGACAATGTTTCCGAACACATCGCATGGATTCATCTTGGTTAATTTTACGAACATTACAACGCTGTCGCACACACCTCGTATACTTGTTCTTTGCATGGTAAAATTGTTTACGAAGTCGTGTCTTCATACTTACCAGTAGAGATAATAAATGGAATTCTCCGTGTAAATAATGTAGTAGCCTGGTCCTGTAGACATGGCTTGAATGGCACTGGTAATCCATCCCTTTCCGTTGTACCACTCTCCCTCACAATAGAGGTAACCATTCTTGTTGTAAATGTCCCAATTGTACAATGCGTTCATGTCTAGATAACCGGAAACGTATTTATATTCTTTTTTTATACATTTTAAGGAGCGCCACCAATCTCAAGAGGCTGGCGTGTGACATCATATTCAATGGTAGAGTTGTTCCAAGGTCCTACACTTCCTTGAGGATTGGGTGGCTCTGACCGTAACTGTAAGTTGGCGTTACGCATGGTAGACCCTACCGTGTTGATACCAATCATGGATCCTGCCTGAAGAAGATTCACCGACTGTAACATACCTCCTCCTTGAGGATTGACGGATGCCCATTGCGAGTTGGTATCATTTGGTAAAAGTGCACTTGGATCATCAAGCTTGGAAGCTCTTGCCCCATACGTATTGGTCTTTACACCATTGGCTTGGGCATAATTGTCTTCTCCTAAAGAATTGGGTGAAGGCGATACAACACGTGATCCAGTAGAACTCATCCGATTGGTCGTTTTGTCTTGTCCAGATTTATATAAAAAAACGCCTAAAACGAGTAAAGCTCCAACCACTAAAAGAAGTTCTTTATTTTTGCCAAGGTTCATATAATAGAAAACATAAAATTTATTCGTCCAAATCATACGTTATTCTTAATTCTTCAGCAATGGATTTTGCCCTCTCTGCTTCTTCCTCCATAGCTCTCGCTTTTTCTAAAGCCGTTCGGTATACTTCATTTGGTGTTTTCAATGTAATCGTATCCAACACGTCTATTTTGACTTCGGGCTTCTCCTTAACTTTATGTTTGATCAAACAATTCGTAAACGTGTCCTTTTTCAAAACCATAATTTGTCTTACATGAATCATCACTTGAAAACACTTTTGATTGAATTTAATACCGGCAATGTCTAAAATAGAAATGATTTTTGAATTTTCCTGAATATCTGTAATGGGGATGGGTACTTCATTTTCATTATACACCTGAATGGTTTCCTTAAAATGTTTTCCTTGCAGTATACCGCGTACCATGTACTGGTCACCCTTTACTTTGACCAAAGGGATAAAAGCATTTTGTATGTCTTCTAATTCCATATCATCTCCTACAAACCATTGATCCTTCTTTTCAAACAAAAGAGTCTGCACTCTTTCTTCTAAAGCATTCATCCATTGAATAAAATTTGGATTGGCCGAGGTAAATAAAAAATCTAAATAGCCTTTGCTCACACCTTTCGTAAGGCAGGTTGGTGTATACACATACAAGGGTTCATCTTTTACGGTATAATTTAGCTTTGTGTAAAAAGATCCTCCTGCTAATGCAGTAGGAGAGCCTAAATGTAGGCTAGAGAAATCAAATTGGTCCGTTGCATCATGGATCATAGTTTTCTTTTTTATATTTTATATGCAAAAATGCACGCATAAAAATATAAACAAGAATATGTTAAATATGTTAAAACGTGAAGATGTTAAGCAATTTATGATTCCTCTCATAGATATTCTTTTAGAGAAATGTAATCCGTACGTTTGGGCCATTTGTTTTCTTTTGTCTCTCAACATACTCACCACTCTTCTTTTACTTTTTCTTCTCTACAAAAAATATTTTCTATGTTAATACCATGGCTACCCGACGAAACAGAACAAAGAAACGAGGAGGAAACTTTACTCTTGCTTCTCTTGGCAAAGCAGCAATGGACGTTCTTATTCCAGCCTCGTTATTTTATGCGGCTAAGAAAGTTCAGCGCGGACGCAGTGTCCGGAAAACATTGCGTAGTCGTTAAAACC